CATCAACCGGGTTGAGCCGTTCGGCGTTATTGATTGCCCGCTTCAGATTCAGGTCAGTTCCGACCATAGCGAGATTCACTTGACCAAGGGTGACCTGCACCTGATGGTTGCTATGACGGGTGATGACACCGGCATCTTTGACTGCAACAACTGGTTCGGCGATTGTATTCAGAATCCTTTCTGGCTTGGTAACCTCAAGGTGGCAGACGTGCTTGCTGACATCTGGGCAGTGAGCTACAACATTGACCGCATGATGCATAAACAAACCGTAGCGGTTGCCGAGCCTATGGCAGGCTACGCCTTATGACCGGTCATTACCGGACAACTAAGATACAAGCCCTCAGCGTCATCGACGACTGGGGGCTGGACTTTGCAAGCGGGAACGTTGTCAAGTATCTACAACGATGTCCGCACAAAGGTACAGCTACAGACGATGCCATCAAGGCGCTCTGGTACATGGCGTACGTTGCCACCAGAGACACGGCATACGCTGATCGAATAGCCAAGGAAGCGGAGGAGATAAATGGCAGCAGGTAGACCTAACGAAACGTTGATGGAAAACCGCGCTAAGCGGCAGTATCTTTTAGAGCGGTACGAAACCTTGGTAGCTGAAGGCATGAAATGCCACGAAGCAGCAAGGGCTATTGGATTCCAACACACAACTATCAACCGATGGCTGAAAGAGCAGCAAACCGAGCAGCTCAAAACTATTGAAGCCCAGAGAATGAACCTTTCCGGTGGTGGCTTTCCTTCCGCCTTGGAGCGCTTACGGGCTGGCATGATGGTAAGGCGGCACGCTGCCGCTTGGTTCCTTCAGTTGGTAGACGGCAAGATTTGCTTATATCTCATCGATGGTGCTGGTAACCGGCACTACAGCCGGGTGGCATCATTCGGTAGTGCTGATGTTTTGGCTTTCGACTGGGAGATATACAACGGATGACAATACAAGATTTTCAAGCAATGGTTGCTTCTTTGCCAACATACGCTTTTGATCCACCGCGCATCGTGATTCATCGAAAGTATTACACCCTGATGGTTCACGCAGCTTACAAAGCATCAAAGGCTGTTCGCAAAGCGAAGGCACGGAAGAAACGCATCAATGCACGATGTGGAAGACCATAGAATGAACAAAGGTATAACGCAAAGGCAAGCTTTTTCACACCTAGTAAAAGGAACAAAAATACGTCGCAAACGGTGGCCAGATAACAACTGGATTCAGCACGTGCATACAGACGATCGATTTATATTGCATTGCTATTGGACGACACCAGTACCTAAAGGCGGATCAATAGCAGATGAGATAATTTTTGGGTTAATCGCATGGGATGATTGGGAGATTGTCGAATGACTAAACTCATTTGGATCACACCGGAAGCGGAGCAGGTCATCGGATACTGCGCAAGGGTCAGTAACCCAGCCAATCAAGATAACCCGGACGTGTCAGGGCTACTAAAGTACTGCATCAAACACGGGCATTGGTCAATCTTTGAGATGGCATCTATGTGCGTAGAAATCAAAACCACTAGGGCTATCGCTCCGCAGATTCTGCGGCATCGTTCTTTCTCTTTCCAAGAGTTCTCACAACGGTACGCAGAGGTTCACGATTACCCCATTTTGGGGGATATGAGGCTTGCTGGTACAACTAACCGGCAAAGCTCACAACCGTTGCCAGAACGGGCAGAGTTGGATGCCGAGATGCAGGGAGTCATCTTAGACGCTGAGCTTTCCGTATCCCGTGGCTATTGGACATATAACAAACTTATCAAGGCCGGCATCGCTGCGGAGACTGCAAGGATGGTACTACCGCTCTGCACTCCAACCACGATGTATATGTCTGGCACGATACGCTCATGGATACATTACGTGCAGCTACGAACTCAGGAAGAGACCCAACTAGAGCACAGGGAGATAGCAGACAGCATCAAGGCACTGATGGCTGAGCACCTGCCGATCACAATGGGAGTAATCAAATGAGATTTGGCGAAGTGATTCAAGCCTTGATGGCTGGTGGCGGTAACGCAGTATGGCGGGGTGAGTGGGGAGGAGCCGTATTCCTGCGGTACTCCGAAGTGTGGAATATCTTTGAACTTCACGGGCCACAGAAACGGGTAACGCAACTGGAAGAGTTGAGCCTGTCCCCTGGTGATTTGTTTGCTAACGACTGGGCAGTAGTTGTACTTGATCCACAGAGCGGACTAGTGAAAGAATGAGCGACATCTCATTCCCGTTCATCCTGATGATTCATTACGTGGCAGACTTCCGGATGCAATCAAGGCACATCGCAGAGACAAAGTCTAAATCTAACAAGTCTCTGTCTATACACGTCCTGCTATATGTGGCTACATTCCTTATTGCAGGTTTAGTACACTTTGCAACCGGGGACAATGTATATGTCTGGAAGTTTGCCGAATATGTGATTATCAATGGTCTACTGCACTGGTTGACCGACTACATCACTAGCAGGGAAACTACCAAGGCATACCAGAACGGGGACATGGAGAAGTTCTGGAACATCATCGGGTTTGATCAACTCATACATGGCGTTACGCTGTACATGACATGGGAGATATTGAAATGACACTAAAAGACATTCAGGATACGTTCCGAGCATTGCCGACGTATCAAAACGTAGACCTTACGCAGTTTCAGATGTACGCTCGGCAACTGGTCTGGATGCAGCGACAATGGATGCTTGAAAACAAAGACCCTAAAGACGAAATGACCATTTCATACTTGGATAGGACATTGAGCATTGAGCGCATCAATAGCACACACTGGAATCTTGTATACCGACAAGCTGAGTTTCCATGTGGCAACATTTTTACAATGCCTTTGTACACGAATGAAATCACACCTGAACTCTTGATTACAGATGCTGCAACTGAACTACACGCACTGATCGAAAAGCTGGTGGAAGGATGATTACCTTTGCACTAGGTATCCTGCTGGGCGCTGGGTGCTTGGCTGTCTACAATGAGATGTATACAAGGTGGCTATACGCTGATGTCAAGAGACGAGCGAAACAGCAAGGCATCAGTGAGCGTCAAATGAAAGATGCCCTCGTATGGGCTGCGACAGAAGAAATCGAGGAGAGCCTAAATGCCAGCACAACCCGGAGCAGGTAGACCAACAAAGTACACGCCAGACACGGTAGAGAAGATTCTAGAGGCTCTGCGAGGTGGTAACACCCGCAGGGCTTCCTGTGCTGTTGCCGATGTTTCGCAGGACAGCCTAGCCCTTTGGCTTAGGACGTATCCCGAATTTGCGGAAGCTGTAGAAAAAGCAGAAGGTAAAGCCGAAGCAAAGATGGTTTCTGTCATTCGTGATGCTTCTGAAACAACTTGGCAAGCGGCCGCGTGGTGGCTTGAACGGAAGCACAAGGCCGACTGGTCAAGCCGGGTAGAGCAAACCGGTGCAGACGGTAGCCCGGTCAAGGTGATCGTGGAATACGCGGATAAGCCCGGTGCATGAGCTTCACCACGGCAACTGTCTTGACATCCTACGCACCATGCCGGATTGTTCGATTGATGCTGTTGTAACCGATCCGCCGTACGGCTTATCCTTTATGGGCAAGCGGTGGGATTATGATGTTCCGTCTACTGAGATATGGGCTGAATGCTTGCGAGTGCTGAAGCCAGGCGGTTACCTGCTGGCGTTTGCTGGTACTAGGACGCAACACCGCATGGCGGTACGCATTGAAGATGCCGGGTTTGAGATACGGGATATGTTAGCGTGGATGTACGGTTCCGGGTTCCCAAAGTCTCACAACCTAGATGGTGAACATCAGGGCTGGGGTACCGCACTCAAGCCAGCCATGGAGCCTATCACGATGGCACGTAAGCCCTTCAAAGCCACGGTAGCGCAGAACGTGCAGGAGTGGGGTACAGGCGCAATCAACATAGACGGTTGCCGGATTGGTGAAGAGGAAATAATTCAACATAGACCGAAAGAATGGCGAGGTTTTCATAAACTGCAAAATGGTGAAATCAGCGGATATGAAGATGCATCAACAATAGGTCGGTGGCCTGCTAACGTGATGCACGATGGAAGCGCTGACGTTGTTAGAACAATAGGTGAAGATTCTAGATTTTTCTATTGTTCAAAATCAAGTAGTGAAGATCGAAACGATGGGTGCGATAACAACCACCCAACCGTAAAGCCTACCGACCTGATGCGCTACTTGTGCCGTATGGTTACACCTACCGGCGGTATCGTGCTTGACCCCTTCACCGGATCAGGTAGCACCGGGCGCGGTGCAGTGCTTGAAGGCTTCCGGTTCATCGGTTGCGAAATGGATGCAGACTACATCGAGATAGCGAAAGCCCGTATCCTTGCAGCTGAGAAAGCGTACCAACCTTGCCTGACATTCGACTAGTCCTGCCAAGGCCACATGAAGCCCAGCAAGTCATTCTGCGGGAAGCCAAGCGGTACAACGTGCTTGCCTGCGGGAGACGCTTTGGTAAGACCACGCTGGGCGGTAACTTGCTCAGTGACCCGGTGCTTATTGACGGCTTGCCCTGCGCGTGGTTTGCCCCTACCTACAGGCTCCTAGAAGAGGCATACGCCGATCATAAGAGAATCTATGCTCCGGTTATCCGCAGGGCTGTACAAAGCCCAGCACCGCGCATCGAGCTTATAACCGGGGCGGCTATTGATTACTGGACTTTGGATGACCCAAGCACCGTTGCCCGTGGCAGAAAGTACAAGCGGGTTATCATCGATGAAGCCGCGATGGCTAGACACTTAGAGCAAGCCTGGACGGAAGCCATCCGCCCAACGCTGACAGACTTCAAGGGGGATGCGTTCTTTCTGTCTACGCCTAAAGGTAGCAACTACTTCCGCACCCTTTACAACCAGGCCGCTACCGATGCCGACTGGATGAGCTGGCAGATGCCAACCACGGCTAACCCTTGGATAGATCCTGAGGAGGTAGGCAAGGCTGGGGAGTCTTTGCCGAGCATCGCGTTTAGGCAAGAGTACTTAGCCGAGTTCGTCGATGCGGCGGGAGCTCGTATCAAGCGGGAGTGGTTGCGGTATGGCGATTGCCCCGAAGGGTTGCCTACCTACATCGGGGTTGACCTTGCCATCAGTACCAAGAGTGAAGCCGACTACACCGGGGTTGCTGTTGTATCCCGTGGTGACGATGGGACAATCTACGTTAGAGACATCAACCGCACCCGTGCTGACTTTGCTTCCGTGTTACGCTTCATTGAGATGATGGCGGCTAAGTGGAATCCATCTATGATCGGCATCGAGCAGGTGCAATACCAAGCCGCTGTCGTGCAGGAGCTGCTAAGGCGAACGAAGCTGCCTATCCGGGGCATCCGCCCAGACCGTGACAAAGTGACCCGCTTTGCGCCTCTGGAAGCCCGCTACGAGCAAAGCCAAGTAATGCACTGTCAAGGGCTACCGGCTTACTTTGAGGATGAGCTTTTGAGTTTCCCCGTTGGTCGGCATGATGACGTGGTAGATGCCCTGGCGTATGCTTGGCAGGTGTGCGGATCAAAGCGTTCATGGGGTGCAGTCTAAAATATATCTATCTATACCCTTGCAAGATATATATCTACAGTGTATATTGTTGACATCAAGCAGGGAGATAGAACAATGGAAAATTACTTCGACTTTTACGTTATCAAGGTTTCAAGCACACGCAAGACAGACCTTAAGAAGGCCGGCATCGATGCCGCAGACATCAACTCGGTATTCGATGGTTATGCTCAGTATGGCCGCAAC